AGACGTTTTCCAGGAAAATCTATGTATCATAGGTGTCTACTGTCCTGAGACCAAGCTCATGCTCAAACTGATGTTTGACTGTATGGATCTGCCCACCGCCAATGTGTAATCAAGACGGACACAGCAAATTGACAATTGATGTAATCCCAGAGTACATTCGTGTTTCAGTGGATGACCATATACTTCCTCACTTTTTAGTTTTCTCATGGGAAATACCAGGTGCCTGGCTAAGGCCAGAAGACTCTAACATCAATCATATGAATTGGCAGTGCTTTGATTATATTACCAACTGGCTCAAAGCAGCCGATGTGGAATTTACGGTAGACGGGTTTGAGTTAACTCGATGCAGTATATATGTCCATTGCGCAACAAGTAGTCGCCAGATCAAACTGATGTTTGGCGACATGGATCGACAATATCTTGAAGACGGCATGGCGTAGCTCAAATGATATTGTCAGATCCAATATTTCTTGACCATCTTGGCGATGTTATTTTATTTGAATACCATTGGTACTCAGACAGGCAAGAGGTGATAACTGCTCTGACAGATTTTATGCAGTCGAATGGTTACAATTTAACGACTGATTATACTATGAATAATATCAACAGGAATAGTATTGAATTCTCCGAACAAGTCAAAGCATTAAGAATGATGAAAAGATATGTTGGTGTTTGGTTTAAAAACCCTGAAGATTTTGTAATGATGAAAATTAAGCATGGCTAATGGCCACCACCTATTTAACTCATTGACATTGCAGCGGAAAGATGTTACAATGACCGAAATAGAGAAAGAATAATTTATGACAACATGGGCGATGATTGACCTTGAGACTCTAGACACCCGTCCGGAAGCACAAGTTCTAACAATTGGCGGGGTCAAATTTGACCCGTTTAGTTTTCAAGATACTCACAGTGACTTCTACTATAGGTTCGATATTGACGAACAAGAAGCACTAGGCAGGACACAGAGCGAATCCACCCTTGAATGGTGGGCTACACAACCAGCTGAAGTTCAAGAAGAAGCATTTAGTGCAGACCGCACAAGCTGCCGCACCATCCTCAAGGAACTTAAGAAATGGTATGTGGGGTGTGACAGAATTTGGTCACAAGGTGAATTTGATACTGTAATAATGGAAAATATGTGTCGGCAGCTTGGTGAACCTATCCCATGGGCGTTTTGGAGTGTTGAAAACTCACGAACACTTATCAACCGAATGCCTACTGATCCGCGCAAGGGTATGAAATTTGTAGCACACAATGCACTTGAAGATTCCAAGGCACAAGTTGACGCGTTGCGGCAAACATTCAAGCATTTTGGCATGAAGAAATGATTAGGCATAACTTTGTCTATCAAGCGCGTACTGATAATGATGACAGATGGTATCAGGAAGTTGATATGGTAACTGATGTGATTGATTTAGTTGTCAATCCACATTATGGCACATATGAAAGTATGTACGTTACACATAACCTCCTTGACATTGGTGTTGATAGTTTTTTGTGTGTCAGCGGCAACATTAACAGTGGCGCCCGCACCCAATATGTTACGATGCGTTTATATGATCCAGAAGACGTTGTCAAGATTAAAATGTTAACATTACCAATCGAATACGAGTGTCAATATCACTACAACCTGTCTAGGGTAGAACGATCACATGCTTAACTAAGCCCAATTTCCGTTATCAAGAAACAACCAAGATTACTAAATCTCTATATTTTATGAAAGGCTACACTATGAACCTGGTCCCCATGGTCATTGAACATACGTCACAAGGTGAACGTGCATTTGATATCTACAGTCGCCTACTCCGCGACCGAGTGATAATGCTAAATGGTCCTGTCGAAGACGATATGGCCAACCTTATCGTAAGTCAGCTACTATTCCTTGAAGCTGAAGGCACACAAGATATTACCATGTACGTAAATAGCCCAGGTGGAATAGTTACCGCCGGCCTGTCAATTTACAACACTATGCAATATATCAAACCAGATGTATCCACAGTGGTAATTGGCCAGGCAGCAAGCATGGGAAGCTTTATTGCCCAAGCAGGCGCCAAAAAGAAACGATACATACTAAGTGAAAGCCGCACCATGATTCACAGAGTCAGTTCGGGAACGCCGGGCACCAGCGGTAGCGTATATGTGCAAGACTTGGAATTTGAGGATGCCCGGCGACACCATGCAGAAAGCCATAGGCTTAATGATCGTCTCACCGAACTATATGCTGCGCATAACAGCGCAGGTAAAAAGATCGCGGAAATCCGTGAAACCATGAAGCATGATACCTTTTTGGGCGCGCAAGAAGCAGTAGACTGGGGACTTGCCGATGCCATCCTTACACACCGAACCTAAGGGGTTCTTTTACGGCTTTACTATCTGGGATTTTTTTGTTATATTCGTAGTTAGTGACCTAGCCAGTGGAGCCATAATGCAACTGCTTTCGGGAAACTTGGCCGCAATTTTTCTGCTAATACTTCCGGTTGCCCTATGGAGGCTACATATATACAATGTCAAACGTGAAATCAAAGAGGGTATTCGATAAATACCAACAGTGGACTTGCTCGTCCCACTCAAAATACTCCGCGCACTGATGGAGATTAAAATGAATCAAGCAATAACATACAAATATGTAAGCACAAAAGAATACATAGATGAATTTCCATGTGCATATCGACAATGGCGGGCCGACAGCCATTGTAACCTCAATCATGGTTACAGCTTTTCCATGAAATTTCACTTTGGTACAAATAATCTAGATGCAAGAAATTGGGTTGCAGATTATGGCGGGCTGAAGGAACTTAAATCCGTCCTCAAAGGTCAGTTTGATCATACCACGTTGGTAGCAGAAGACGATCCAGAACTTGAATTCTATAAGGAAATGGAACGACGCAAGCTTGCAAAGCTTACTATACTGCCTGCATTGGGCTGTGAGGCGCTTGCTGATATGCTCTACAAGTATGTCAATGGTGTCTACATTCCAGACAACTGGGGCCAGGGTGAGGCAGACCGACTGTGGTGCTTTAAAGTTGAAGTAAGAGAAACCCAAAGCAATATGGCCCATCGTAATGGGCATAGAGAATGGAATGAAAATCTACTAGACTAACCCAATAACAACCCTGGTAACATAAGTTGAAATATAATTGATCGATGATCTGCAATTAACAATTGAGACAACATGGCTTGAGCAGAGTGATTCAAAATATAATCGTGTAGTGGTCCTTAATTACACTAGCTCTGCACATGACCCACAGCGACTGAACCTGGCTGGGTTGGTTAGGGAAAAGCTTGAATATGATATAGGTATCAAGCATCAAATTGATTATGTCTTTTCTCATATGGCCCGTGGCCATACAAGATATATTTTGGGAATGGCGATTGCGGAAGACCAACGAGTAGTCATTCGTCTAAAAGACGAAGAGCACTTTGTCATATTAAAATTACATTATGCCACCTAAAAGGAGTATACTAAATGGTTACCGAACAAGAACTCATAAATAGATATAAGGATGTCTACGATCCTGAAGTAAATGTCAACATATACGACCTTGGGTTGATATATGAAATTGATATTTCAAAAGAAGGCAAGGTAGACGTACTAATGACTTTGACTAGTCCATTTTGCCCTGCCGGTGATGAGATTATCAACGATATTGTAGCTGCATCTTATAGTGCAGGAGCGAATGAAGTTGAGGTTAACGTAACATTCCAACCGGAGTGGGGCCCTGACAAAATATCCGATGAAGGAAAATTAGAGCTGGGCCTTCTATAGCAGGATAAAATTAGTGATACTTGATCAACTTGAAAGAGCATTTATGGTTATTGGTGGTAGTGTAATTACTGTTAGTGGTGGGCCGAAAGCATTAGACGAATATGACATTAAAAACGACAATGTTACAAGCGAGCTAGTTGTGCAATCGCGTCCAGCCCGACCGCGTGAGCCAGCCGCAACCAGACATGATTTAAACATGCTAACAAAGCAAGACATATACGACGCTGCACTTGAAAAATACGGAGTTGAACTCAAGATACGCTCTGAAAAGAAGGCGCTGATATCTGCATTTCTTGAACTACAAGAACATGATGAATAGGAAAATAAATGACAGAATTTGTACTGCCTGAAAAACAGGCTGTTACTATGAGTGAACGAGCACAGGCACATTTTACAGGAATTGCAACTGGTAAGGTTGTTAAATTCGGTGTAACTGGTGGATCGTGTGCCGGCCTAAAATATTCGTGGGCCATTCACAACGATCGTGAAGATCTCTATGCAGATGATGAGATTATCGAATTCAAAAATTTCACATTTGCAATCGATGGCGCCAGTCTTCTTTTTATAATTGGATGCCAAATTGATTATGAGTCAGACATAACCGGCAGTCGGATTGAAATTGTAAATCCCAATGCCAAAGCATCATGCGGATGTGGCGAATCTTTTAGCGCCGGATAATAACTTAACCCCCAACCAACTACGAAAGATTACTATATGATTGACTTACTACGTTACAGTGAATTTGTAGACGCTCTTACCTCTACTACAACTAAAAATATGGACGAATATGTGACAAGATTAAACGATCTACATGCAGCTGGACTTAATATCTCGTTATTAGATGCAGCAACATCTGGATTGTGCGGTGAAAGTGGAGAATTAATGGAAATTGTGAAAAAATTAAAATTTCACAATAAAGACTTAACAGATGAAGTTCGCGCACACATTCTCAAAGAGCTTGGCGATGTTATATTCTATTGGATGATGGCCTGCCATGCTATGAATATTGATCCCAACGATGTCATTGTTGAAAATGTTAACAAGTTGCAGGCACGTTATCCAGAAGGACACTTCAGTGTTGAACGTGCAGAGAACCGCCAGGTTGGTGACATCTAGTACTTGATAATCATATCAGCAACACAATAAGTCTTTAATTTTAATGATTATTGTTGACTTCATGCTTTTTCTGTTGTATAAGGGATACATTAAATGAAAAAATCAAAAGCCACACCAACACCAGTACAGGAGCTCGACACCAGGCTGCAAACGCTTCTTGGAAAGAAATTGCTTGCCTTTCGGGCAGGCGCAAGCCAGCAAATACTCAATCAGCTTGACGCCATGATAACCGAGACTCAACTTGACCTGTATACTGAAAATGAACTTGAACAGCATAGGGCAAAAGATGATGATGGAGAACAGTGGATAGTATGAGAACCAACCAGTTACATCAGGTCATTGTGGATGAAGCTGACATGATGGACGTCCTCTATCGTGGTGAAGAGATTAAAAATCTAGTTGTTGATCACCCACAGTGGATTGAACAATTTAACAACAACTGTGCCGCTTATGGGCTCAAGGGTATTACTGACTGGGCCAATGAAGTTGACTCAACACCAGATAAATTTATCCAAGACAATCTCAGCGACTGGCATATGCCTATTGAATACCAACATTTTGACTTGGAGAATTATCTACTAAGCAAATGCACCACCGCTGCACAACGACTGAGAGTTGAGCAGGAATTATTAGAGTACAATGCACGGGATATGATGACAGTCCTGCGTTGGATGAAATACTTTGTTGATAGCCTACGCAAGAACAATATGGTTTGGGGTGTGGGTCGAGGGTCCAGCGTGAGTTCATATGTGTTGTTTTTACTTGATGTACACAGGGTGGACTCTTTAAAATACCAATTAGATATTAGGGAATTTCTCAAATGAAACAAGTTAAAACGGCCAGAGGCCGCGTAATCGATATGGCAGCATTGGCAAAGACGAACGAAACAAATCGTGCAGTCAGCCCGGGCAATGTAAATATGAATGCCCGTGGTGACCGTATTGACAAAAGCGGTAACGTACTGCAAACTGTTAAAGCCAAGGCCCGGGCGCAACACGACACTACTACTGCACCAGAAAAACGCAGGCTGAGTGATGCGCCAGGTACCCGTGACACCACTCCTAAACCTAAAGATAAGGTGGTGGAGCCAGACATCATACCACAAGTTGTGCGCCAAGAAGAAAAAACGCGAGATGATGGAACCAGCTATACTGAGATTGAATTTGACGACGGCAGTATGCAAACAAAAGAGATGGATAAATGACCAAACTTACCCCCTTACGTGACAAAATAGTTGGGCGAATGCTTGACACGGCTGGTGCGCTCCGCACTACGCAGAGTGGAATTATCTTGGGAACTGATGACCCTGGTCACTCAGGTTTCCTCCGGGCCCGCTGGTTCCTAGTAACACATACGGGGCCTGAACAAACAGACGTTGTGACCGGTCAATATGTGCTTGTTCCACAGGGCCGCTGGGGACATGGCTTCAATCTTGAAGGCAGCGTTCTTGAAGAGGACAAACTGTTCCATATTGATATAGACTCCATGATGATGGTGAGTGATGAACCAGTATCCTAAAACAAGGAATGACATCATTACCAGTATGTGCTATACTTGGGATCATGCATACGGTGCTGGTCGAACGACCAGCACCAATGCGGCAAGGCAACGAGGTAAATAATGGCTAAAGAACTTTGGGTTGAAAAATACCGTCCTAAAACTGTGGATGAATATGTGTTTAAGGATCCCAGACAACGCAAACAAGTTGAAACTTGGATTGCTGATGGCAGTATCCCGCATCTAATTTTCCATGGCGGGGCGGGGACGGGCAAGACAACGCTGGCACGGGTATTGGTAAATGCATTAGGTATACAAGACGCTGACTTTATGTATATCAACGCCAGTCGTGACAACGGTGTTGACTTTATCAGAGACCGTATCAACCGCTTTTGTAGCAGTATGCCCTGGGGCGATTTCAAAGTGGTGTTGCTGGATGAGGCTGACTATATAACCATGAACGGTCAGGCCATCCTGCGTGGTATGATGGAACAGTTTGTTGACGAAGTTCGCTTCATCCTTACGTGTAACTACCCACACAAAATTATGACTGCCGTCAAAAGCCGTAGCCAGGAATTTCATATTAGCAATCAGGACCAAACTGATTTTACTTCACGGGTGGCAGAAATCCTCATTGAGGAAGGCATTGATGTTGATCTTGATACCATTGACACCTATGTGCGAGCCACTTACCCTGACCTACGCAAGACAATTAATGCAGTGCAACAGAATGTTGTTGATGGGCGTCTACAGCCGCCTGATCAAGGTGACGAGCTGGCTAGCGATTGGCGACTGAAAATGGTGTCGCTGTTCCGTGATAAGAATTTACGTGGTGCGCGTGAGCTAATCTGCAAGAGCGCAAGCCCGGAAGATTTTGACGACATGTTTAGATTTTTGTATCGCAACTTGGACTTCTTTGGCAAAACAGACGAGGAACGTGATTCGGCAATTGTGATTATCCGTAATGGAATGTTCAAGCATGCACAAATTGCAGATCCCGAGATCAATTTCAGTGCAACCATGGTAGAGTTGGAGAATATCTAATGAGCCACAAGCCACAAGACCGGGAAACATGTTCGTGCCGCGAGACGAACATCGAGAACCGTATCAACCATATGGCAGGAATTCGTATTCTTGATGTGCGAAGAGTTAACACGAATAATGACTATCAACATAACTATTATTATGGCGGTCCAGCCGCTATAGAAACTTTAGCATCCAATGAGATTGAGAGTGTGTGGACTATTGAGGTAGATCAGCGTCGTATCGAGGAAATTTCCGATATAGACCGATTCGCATTGGATATGCGTAGCTCACTTACTACTGCCACGATACGTGCTGATAGGTTGATGAGCGAGCTTGACGGTTTAACACACCGTATTCAATTACTTA